CTTCTCTATTTACCATCCATGATCTAAATGAACTCATTAACTGAGTACCAGGTAGGTTAGGGATTGGGATCCTTTATCGCTACTTTTCGCCGAAGCTAGATACCCGGGAGGCTTCAATGGCTTGTTAGGCCAGATCAGTGATGTAAGTGGAGTGACGGCTAAGAGGAGTCAACAGCCTTATCGTTTACCGCAACCAATGCGGTCAAACGGCCGTTCACCGCAATTAATGCGGTAGAACGGTGAGAGGCTGCCTCCTGAGCTAAAAGCTCAGCGACTTTCTTTTGGAGATCCTCCATCATCTTGAACTGGTCTGTCAGAACCTTCCGCTCCTTCCAATCAATGGATACGAGCGGGGTCGGTTCGTCTGGCAAGTCCAACTTGAACGTCTCAGGGGTAGCTGCATCGTAACGGTCGGCAAGGGCTCCCGAATGGAAGTCCTCGACGATTGCGTCAAGATGAGCGTTCCGCAGCCACCAGGCTCGGATGAGGGTCCCTAGGTAGATCCAGAAAGACGGACCAACCAAAATCAACGGGATTGAGAGTATCCCGGCAACTACACGCATCTGGAAACGGAGAACTGGCCACTTCCACCAATTAAGGAGGAAGTGACGCAGATTCCGTCCAGGTGCGCGTACCTTATCACGCCACATACCAGCGAAGGCCAAGCTAGAAGCAAGGTCGACGATGGCGTAGGCAGACACCAGTGTTAACCCGGTTAGTCGAGTGAACCATACTTTTGCGCAAGCAATAACATGGCCCGACTGACTCCCAAGGAGACCACTGGGACCAAGGACAGTTGCAATCATTAGAGACAAGGTCGACTCCGAAATGTTATTTCGGATCGTCTTTGCAACTCTGATGAAACTCTCAACATGCTCTGGAAAGTTCAGCCAACCGCGTTGGAACATCTGAATGATCAAAACTGGCAAGAAGTGAATGTTACGTATGGTGGCCAGGAGTAATCCCGGCCCCATCGCTGACAGTTCACCCCGAGTTCCTGAGAACCAGCGTTTCGCAAACTCAAGGAGGCCGGTCTCACTCACAATTGATTTGTGTGTAGAGATCGCCACCCCAAAAGTCCGCATAATCGCCAGATAGTGTTCCGCGACGCCCTTGTCGGCAATGACTATGTCATCACCGATAATTGCGTAATACGGAAACCACCCGACCCACCCCGAGCGCATAGCAGCCATCTGCACCACAACGTGATGCATGACCGCCAACATCGCCCAAGATGAGTAAGCTCCCATTGGTTGGCCCACCGCATAGCGGACAGGCTTCCCTTGGAACCACCAATCTCGGTCAAGCAGAACGCCCCATGCCCAGGCAAAGACTGACCCGAATAAACGGGAAAGAATTTGTTTCTGAGCGGCGACTGGTAACCGATCCGTTGCACTGGAGAGATCAAAAGAGAAGCAAGGAGACCCGAGGCGAATCCGCGGTATGACCCATTCTTGGACCGGTTTCCACTGATCGTGTGTACCATCCTGCGGAATTAACTGCAGCATGGCAAACAGACCATCGTGAAGAGGCCGGAACAGAACTTGGGTCCACCAGTCGGTAATCGCCACTATTCGTGTCTTCCCTGCGCCTTCTTTAAGAGCTGCTAAGCTCCCAAGTCGGCCTCTAATGAGAACACCAATCAATGGTAGGAATGGTAGGGTAATCAATTGGATACAAAGGAACCAGCACCAGAGAGCGACGCGTTTAGTACGTAATGCAAATACTGTCCATGCAAACCATTGAATTGGGTTGTAGAGGAACGATATAGCATCCACGACACTGAACCACGTTGCCTTTGGACCGTTAGGACCTGCGGATTCTGATATGAACAAGGTAGGCTTTCCCAACTCTACTGGCGGAAACAGAGCTAGGACATCACCCAATTCCCCCGAAGGGAAAAGTGGGTCCTTACCAACGAAAGCATCCGTAATGGACGCTAACGAAGGCTTGGCTGAGAATGCCATAACTCTATAAAACGACAGTATTGTCAGGACAGTTCGCGTTGCGAGGATATTGCGCCACTGACCTTCATCTCTTGCGAGACGAATTAGGTGACGTAACTTTCCTGGGATAATCGTTGGTAGCCCTCGTCTATCCTTCCTAGCCTCTGTACCTCCTTTCGGGAGAGTATAGCGACTATGGTTGAGGAAAGCGATTACCATTCGGACAGTCTCCTTTAGGTAAAGAACAAGGAATTTCTTCCCTGACTTCTTCCAAAGAAAGACCATACGAGTGGTTAAGGTCTTGTATTCCTTTAGCAGATCCGTCAGTCCACAGAGAAGAACCAACAAGTGAGCCATAGTCCACAATTCAGTGGTTCTGACCCATTTGCGGTTTAAAATTGCACCCGACATCATTTTAATATTATTAAAATTGATTGTCACTATTATATAGTAAAAGGTGTTAATTTCACAACCTTCTCTCTCTACGGGCTGATGGGGTGTGAGCCCACCAGGGCCGCACCCGGGTGCATGCGCGACGGGCTGGGAGAGGGAGTTACCCAAAGAAGGCTGCGCCTGGAATCTTCACCAGGTTTAGTTTTCCGCGGGCACCTTCTAGGCTTTTAACGTGACCTAGTTAGTGAACCGGTGTCCGATGACGGCCTGCCTTAATGGCAGACACGAGTCGGCAGGATGAGGGCTTGACAGACAATGTCATCAGGTACCATCCAAAACGGTAGGTTATGAACGGGGCCAGAGCATTATCGGTCCGGATAAAATCCGG